GGTCTACTTGTGTTTTCCAAAAATCATAAATGTATTCACCTTTTTTAATACCACCCAAATCTAGTTGATCACTTTTATATTTTCCAACATGTTCTTTCATTGTTTCAAAAACATTACGTTTAATTAATAGTAAACCAGTTCCTATGTTTTTTACCTCTAATGGTTTTTTAGGATTATCTGCTACCTTATGTAAGTCTTGTCTATCAACAAAGTTTATGTTTACATAAGATCCAAACCTCTTTAAATCAGGTTTTTTTAATTCTGCTGCTTTTTCTACGTTAGCCCAGTTAATTGCTTTCATTGGCACGGCAGCCCCAATAATATCTAAATCTGTATCAATCATATCTATAACACCATCAGCGTTAAAACCTTCGTCACCATCAATAAACAATAGGTAGTCAGCATCAGATCTTAAGAATAGTTCTGTAAGGGTGTTTCTGGCCCTGTTAATTAAAGATTCGTTGTACAAGTCGTTAAAGGTTACTTTGTATCCTTTGTAGGTTAGTTTCATTACTAGTCCCATGACACTTTTCATAAAGTATCCATGACAAACCCCACCATACATTGGGGTTGCTATAAATATGCTAGGTTTTTCTTTTTTAGCCATATGTCTATTCTACAGTATATAGTTGCTATAGCCAATAACCTGTAAAGGAATTGGGGGCACATTACCTGGACCATACCCTTCTACTGTTATTGTTGTAAATCTTATTCTAAAAGGTAAGGTGTAATTTATTTCTACCGTGCCAGGTTTATAGGATATTTTGGTTTGGTAATAGTCTGAGGTTTCAACACGTCTTAATTTTTGTTTATTGTCATCAACAATAATTGCTGTTGCCATTAGTCAGTTACATCTTCAAGAATAATCATGCTGCCTTGTGCAACTGTCCAAACAATTTCTGATGTAGATAACTCTATATCAAAGATATCTCCTGTTTGAAGATTATGTGATTCTTCTGCTGCAAGTCTAACTGTAAATTCTCCAGCCAAATCGTCTGCATCTGCTGCTGGTGTCAAGAGCATAACTGTATTTGCGTTATCTGTAATTACTCCAAGATCTGTGGCAAGGTTTGGTCTTTTAATTTTCATAGCAATGTCCCAATCTGCTATAACTAAGGGAGATTGTTCATCATCTGTTACGTAAACTTTAAATGCTGAGGTGTCACCACGAACTACTGTCCATTTAACAGTTGGGGGTTTAGCACCTACGTTATATAAATCTTGAGATGAGTTTCTGAGGATAGCCATACTGTAATTATATCACGTTTCTAGGTTTTATATATATATCACTACACCCATTGTTCTCAATAGCATACCCAACTACTTCCCATGATTGATTATGTTTTAAGAACTGAGTCACTGCTGCTGCCACTGCAAATCCACCACGGTTATTACTGTCTGGTTCCCAAAATGAGGCATACATAATAAAATCATTTAGACCTATGATTGTATCAGATTTAGACATTTCTGTAGATTTTAAAAGATCAGATAAAACATATTTAAACCTATGATCTGCATCTATGTAAATATAATCAAATTTTTTGCCTTCTAAGGGAAGAATATGTTGTGAATTACCTATTTCTAAAGATACATTACTATATTCTTTAAATCTTTGTTTTACAAAATTTAAATGTTCAGCCTCATTAAATCTTTGAATTTTTGCACCTTCCCAATCCCACATTTTAAAAGTATCTAATAGTGTTGCACTTTTAACATTTTTGCTGTCTAAAACCAGTTGAGAATAATCTCCGCCCAGTACACCTATTTCTAAATAATCTATATTTTGTGGTATTAAATATTTTAAAGCACTTTCTCTATTTGAAAAAACTTTACAATTTATTAATTGATTATCAGATATTATTTCAACATGATTGTGATATTTTTCAATATCAAAATTCATTAGGAAAGACCGTTCTTTAATGCTCCCCAAGTACCGTTACCTTTAGCGGTAACTACAAGGACTCCATTAGATGCATCCGCATAAGCACAAACTGCTACTGCACCTGCACCACTATCTGGTCTAACATTTGTTAAGCCTCCACCAGTCTTTACGTACAAAATATCACCTGCAGTAAATTCTGATGTATTAACATCTGGTAATACTCCAGATACAACGCACACTCCCTGTGCATTATTTGCTGTTGTAGATTTTAATAATCCTAATATTGGTGATGTTGTTGTAGGAATTGCTTTTCCTATTGTTGTTAAATCTTGTCCTGAATTATGACCATTAATAAATACAGGGGATCCTGCTGCGATTGATGCTCCAGATGTATTAATTACATCTAATTTCATGTAAGATAAACCAAGTCCAGCAAGTGTGCTATCTAGTGAAGTTGCTAAAGAAGCAATATCTCCATGTACGTTTACGTCATCATCAACTTGTGGGTATGGTAAGTTATATATGCTTGATTGACCTGTTGCCATACAAATATTATATCATTTTAAATAATTTTTTGTATTATCTTACTAATATGACATTTTTGATTTGACTTGCTGGCAAATAGATGTTATACTTGATATATGACACCTACCAAGGGTGTCATGTTTTCTTAGGAGAGAACTATGAAAAAAGATAAAAAATTTTTAATAGGATTGCTCGCAAGTCTTGGATTATCTTCAGTATTTTTGAACATTTCTAATGCTCAAGGTGTTGAAACTAACCTGAAAAACGATAACTATGCAACATTTACCGCTGAGGCGGTTTTTTTGCTTTCTAGGCCAGATCACCTAGATAAGCCATCTAGAGATAATGTAAGGACCCTTGCTGAATATCAGGACAAAGGACAACTTACTGATATTGAATTAAAAACTTTACTATCTGCTTGTGGCTTTGAAGATAAGCACCTGGTAGAGGCCTGGGCTATTGCTAAAAAAGAATCAATGGGTAATGCCTTGGCTTTTAATGGCAACAGAAGCACTGGAGACAAATCATACGGACTATTTCAAATAAATATGATTGGTGACCTTAATGATGATAGAAAAGAAAAATATAACTTAGACTACACTAGTCAACTTTTAAACCCATCAATTAACTGTCAAGTTGCTTATATTATGAGTGATGGTGGAAATAATTGGGGACCTTGGAAAGGCATAACTTCAAAAACTAGAGAATTTATGTATCAGTTTCCTAAAGATTAATCTACTGGATACATGTGATAGATTAGTATTCCGTCTACATCTACTAAGCCAAAGACTTCTCTACCAAACTCAATAACATTTCTTTTTTCTTTAATACATTCTACTTTTGTTACTAATTCATGAACTTCTTGATCCTTAATAACCTTAACTAGCATGTCTCCAAGAACAACGTCATCTGGCCTGACCATTAAATATTCATTATCTCTTAATACTAAGACATCTTCTGTGTTACTTATTCTATTTAAAATATTATTGTTATAAACAGTTGTATTATCTACTTCATGAACCTTAACATATGTTACTTTAGAATTAATATTTTTAACATTTTTCAAAGATGTAGATTTCCACTGAGTTATAGTATTTATATTAGCAATAGGCATTTCTTCAAATGTTGAAAGAACCAACGTATCTTTGTCTGTTATGTCTTTTGCTTTTTTGTATCCATCAATAGTTAACACAGATGATTCTTCATCTATACATGATGGTGAAAAACCAAAAACTCTGAATGGTGAGAAACCAAATACTCTAAATGGGGAAAAACCAAAAACGGTAAATGGGGTAAAACCAAATACTACTGGAGAAAAACCAAATACTTGAAATGGTGAGAAACCAAACACACCAAAAGGGGTAAATGTAAATTGTCTAATTGTTAAATCAACTGGTGTTTCATAATCTGCAGGCGTAGTTACTGCGGGAGTTTGTCCAATAACCTTTCCATCATTTGCAGCCTCTGCTTCTTCTCCAGAAACTGAAGTAATAACATTTCCTAAAGTAAATCCTTCTGATACAACGTCTGTTTGTGCTTGTGCACTGGCTCTACCAATAAAGTTAGGAAGTACTTTCATTCCTTTTGCTACAACATATTTAACTAATTTTCCAAACATTGAAACCTCCTATGCGATCAAGTCGCCGACTAGAAGCCAGGTATTTGTGTCAAACTTAAACAAAGATACACCTGAATATCTTGCTGCAATAGACTTGTTGCTGTTTTTACTATTTAAAGTAACTCCTGTATCTGCAATAAATGTAACAGATCCAGTGTTCATTCTAAAAAAATCTATTTCTGATCCTATTGGAAAAGCAGCGGTAGAGTTAGGAGGAATTGTAACTGTCCAAGTACTTGTAGAATCAAATGTCATTGTTTTACCAATATCATCCAGTGACAAATTCCAGTTTTGTACTCCGCTACCACTTTGTTTATTAAATGTAACTAATCCACCGTGAGAAATCCAAGTGGTACCATTATAAAATTGTAAATCATTAATTGCTGCACCACCTGAAGTTTGTCGAACAAAACAAACTGTTCCTCTTACAGGTGCTGACAACGATGCATCTCTTGCTGCAGGATTTAAAAAGTTATTTACTCCAGCCTTAGCGGTAATTACTGCATTAGTGTCTGAAAATGTAACATTGTTTTGAAATTCTTGTGTTCCAGACCAAGCATAATTTGCAGCGGTATTTGTATTTGCACCAATTGCATAAAAAGTATCTGTTTCTTGATCGTAAACGTATGCTGTTTTACCAGCAGTATTTAATGAAGCCATTATTCACCAATTCCTATTGCTTTAAGTTCTTCTTCTGTCAAACCTAATGCAACTAATTTTGCAATTGCAATTTCTTTTAAAATTATGTTATCAGACATTATTCACCTATTGTATCCCAATCGGAAGTTGCTGAATTATAAATTTTTAACAACAATGGACTGGATCCTTTAACGCACCAAAGGGTTCCGTCTGTTGGTGTTGCTGGTTCTGTAGATGTATAAATTGCTGTTGGATTTACTGGTGTGCTTCCTGGATCTGAATCTATATCTAACCAAAGTAATCCTTCTTGAACAACTACTGGCTGTGTATTTGAAACTATAGAACCTGTTCCTAATTCTTCTAATGCATCAATTGAATCCTGAATATTTTTTAAGTGATATGCAATTGATGGGTTTACTAGTACAGCAGTGTTACTGTTTGTTTCATCATATGTGCTTGAGCCGTAATGGTATGTTCTTAGGGCAGACTGAATATCTGCGGCATCTTCATAGCCTGGAACTTTAGTGGAATATATATTTCCTATGCTAACATCAGCCATTGTTCATCACCTTCATCATTATACCACGATAGATATTACAAAATGAACCGTTTTTACACCGTCTAAATTTTGCCAGGTAGCACTAGCATACTCAACAGCGTTTACCGTTACTGGAATTACTTGTAATCCAGTTCCTGGGTCGTTTGTAAAAGAACCTATTTCTATAGAAGACGCTATTGGGTTTGAGTTTGGAATACTGTAAGTAATATTAAAATTTGCACTTGTTAAGGTTTGAGAAGTTTCTTCGTCAACAATATAATTTACAGGAATATTAAAAACCTTAGATCCATCAACAAATGTTCCAGTCATTATTTTATTATATTGAAGTGGGTTTAATTTAATTATTGGATACCACTGAAAAGAAGGATCTTCTGGTGAGTTATTTGGTGAAGCGTTATATTGATAAACATATGAGTATTCATTATCTGTTTTTAAAACATTAACACAAAGATCTTTTGCTTTTGGGGTTTGGCCAACAAGTGCTGTATTTGGATTGCCTACTGAAACATAAAATAAACTTCCACGTTCACCTTCAGGTCCAAAGTCAACTTCTACGTTTATACTACTTGGTCCGCTTAATACTAATAGTTCGTCGGTGGTTAATACTACGTCAGCCATTATGCACCAGTTACATCTGCTGTTACAGTGATTGTTCCTTTTAGAAGTGTGTAAACTACATCTTCTCCACTTGATACTTGAACATCGTAATAGTATGTGGTTCCTGCATCTAGATTATCTTTACCTAATGTTGGTAATATTGTACAAGTAACTCTATCTTTAGCGTTGCCAATGACTGCTTGGGCTCCAAATGGGCCTTCTTCTGGATCTGGTCCAGTTGAGCCAGCAATAGTAAAGGTAGATGTATATCCTGTTAAATTAAAAATGTCGCCTGCAGCGTCTTTAGGGTATATGACGAATTGATAAGTGTCACCTTTGTAATAATTAATGTTGTATGTGCCTGGAAATGCCATAAACCCTCCTATTTCATTATATCATGCTATGAAACTGATACATATATTTTTTTTAGTATTAGGT